GTATGTAAAACAGAACCAGTATGTAAAACAGAACCAGTATGTAAAACAGAACCAGTATGTAAAACAGAACCAGTATGTAAAACAGAACCAGTATGTAAAGAAAATATAGTAATTCCGAGTAAATTTGAAATAGGTGAATGGGTTTATTGTATATGTCCAAAATTTATGAATTTTCCAATAAAGTCGAAAAAATATAATTGGGATAGAAATATTTGGAAATATGAAGTATATAATACAATTTTAGATGAATCCGTTTTATATGTTCCTAAAAATAAAGATAATACTATTTTAGATAAAAACACAATATATCCATTATATTGTGAACAATTGAATACATCTACTAAACACAATGCTATTAAATTAATTGTTTCTACTAAAAATACAGAAAGTCCAAATTTTAATATAGGCGAATTAATAGTGACTAATAATGGTAATGAAATAGGCAAAGTGTTAGGTAATTTTATAGAAAATTCAGTGTGGAATTATACTATTAGATTTGTAAAAATAATGGAAAATAATATAAAATATGTAGTAATAGATACAATGAGTGAAAATGAAATTAGCAAATATTATAAAAATAAAGAATAAAAATAAAATTAATGTTTTATAATTTAGAGTTTTAATCAACATCTTATCCTACTATACAATAACATACAATAACACACTATACTACTATACACAAGAATATTTATTTGTTTATTCCAAATCAATCGTAATATATTGAGTTGGATTTTGAGCTTGAGTTGGATTTTGAGCTTGAGTTGGATTTTGAGCTTGAGTTGGATTTTGAGCTTGAATTGGATGTTGATATTGAGTTTGCTTCTTTTGAATTCTATATTCGATTTCACCAATAGCTCTGTGTAAGTTTTTCCTCGGTCCCCAAAATTCTATCTTTTTTGTTTCACGATTGTGCCAAATAAAATCCAAGTCACACTTTTCAGTAGTAATGATAAAATAACATCCTTCTTTGCCAATTACTTGTTTTAATACATCAGCTGTTACGTAGCGAATGTCCAGTTCCATTTTATATACCACAAATGTTTCATTCTCTTCTCCAAATTTTTTAAGCAATTTAATTCGATCCAATTCCTTGTCATTTGATACACGTCCTTGTAGCAATCTATATGCTTCCAAGCATTTAATAGCTTGTGCTTCCATATATCGGATTGGTTGTGCTTGCATTTTCTTATTTTCTTATTTTCTTATTTTTTATTATATCCTTTTACTTTTAACATTATTTCAAATTTTTTTTTAAAAACTAACACTTATTCTGCAAAATGTTTATGGTATAATCTGTTTCAATATAAATACCGAACTAGTATATAATATAACACCCCATACTAGTTCAGTAAATGCAAAATCTAAACCATAATTAGGGAATATACCACAAACCGTAAATGCATATAATCCAAATATAGCTCCTCCTACAAATGCTGCCTTAATTAATTCTTTTTTAGTATTAGAATCTTTAATTAATAATGGATACACAAGAATCATGGTAAAATACGCTAGAAATATCGAAACATAATTATATCTTATATTTAAACCAATACTAGAAAACCAATTTTTATATTTTGGCAACATATACGTTCTAATCCATATTGTATCAATAAGTGTCATAATTGCTCCAAATTTTAAAGTATCTAACATTATATTATATATCAAATATTATAATTCATAGTTAATAAATAAACATTTTTAATAAATAACTTATATTTAAAAACAACAGTACTTATTATATAAGATATGTCAGAAACAATTGAAATCGAATCCACAAATGAATCATTTAAAAATGCTACTTGGCCTCCTACAGAAGATCAAATTATGGATATTGTGTCTTCCGCGTTAAACCAATCTCAAGATAAAGATGTTAAGGTATTAGTTTATTGGGATAATCCAAAATTAATGATATTAGATCCTATACATTTTGCACAAACTGATTATGTCCGAAAAAAATATACCCATAATGAGCGAAGTGTTGAAGTTAACGTAGGTCGTCAGGACTAATTAATTGGCTGGATATTGATTAATATTTTTTATTGAAATATTTATTAAAATTCAACAATATCAGCATTGAATTTAGACATTTTTAATTTTCCATTTGTAGGTCCAAAATCTATAATAGATATATTATTTTCTATACAAAATTTTATGGAATTAATTCCTATAATAGATATATTAAATTTATTAGGCGATGATATATAATCATAATACACATTATCAATTATAAAATACGAAGACCATCCCATAAATTCATTTGTTTCATTATTGTAATATTCCCAATATTTTAATTCGTTAGTAGTAAATACTATAATAGATAATACTATATTTAAAAATTTATAAAAATTATTTTTATATTTTTCATTATAAAAATTCCATAAATATTTTATATAAATTTTTTTAAATGTGCCTGGTATTATTTTTATTGATTTCATTTCATTATCAAATATTTTTTTTAAACCTTTTCTTTTTTTACTATTTAAAAAATTTAAATAATCGTCATATGTTTTATAATTATCTAATTTTAATTGAAAACTAATTTTACTATAAATTAATGTAGATATAAATGGAAATATAACTTTAAAATTAATATATTGTATTTTAAATTTTAATATTATAATTAAAATTAAAATTATTATTAATATAAATATTTTTATATTCATTTTAATTGATATATATTTTTATTTTAATATTTTAACATTACAGTATTCAAAGTTTTCCCAGGCGTTCGCAAAAATTTCAGATTTGGGTTTCAGAATATTATTCATCTCCTTGCTACTTTTAATTGGTTCTTTTAAGTACTGATATCCACGAATTATAGATGCCGCTTCGGCTACAAATCCAATAGATTTTGATGCCACACAAAGTTCAGTATATGTCACATTCAATTCGGGTGTTAAATCTAAATTTTGGGCTGTAATAGCAAGTAAAAGTTCTTCACGCGTTGGTTGTAAGTTAAAAATGCCTTGGTTTAGTTGCTGCAATCTGTGGATTTTAGTATTACCATTCCACTTGGATACAAGCTTTGCTATATTATCGTTTTTACATATAATTAAAAGCACAAATGTTTTATCGTTAGTACTTTGTGTTGCTAGCGACACTAAATCATATCTAAAAGAATTATTCGACAAAATAAGATCATCAACATTATCTATAATTATGACCAAATGAGCCTCTATATGTTCTGCTGTATTTTTCAAACGTTTTTGTACAACTGTATCTAAAAGCGGATATAGTTTTTCATGAGGTATATTTAAATGTTCTGCAATTTTTGCTGAAAATGTGTCGTGGGTATAAATGTCGTCTATATTCATATCTATATATAGCACCGCATAATTTAGCTTCTGATACCAAATCGTTTGCCACATGTTTTGCTACTGTAGTTTTACCAGAATTAGATGGCATAGACATTATATGTACACCACATATATCGTATAACATAGAAAATCGAAGTTTTCTTTCAATGCCATTTATTGATATATATGAATCAAGCGGATTTAGTTTCGCTTGTAGTAAAGGTTTATCAATAACATGTTCAATATGTGTCACATTTGTTAGTGATGGTAATGGATTAAACCACTCTTGATACATTATTGACCCAATACATGTTAATAGCGAAAACTCCACCACATACCATAAATTTTCAGTGCTTCCATATTGACGGCGTGTAAATTTTAATGATGGGTGTTTTATAAAAGTATTTATTCCCATAAATTTAGGGAAAATTTCCCTTAATGGATATTTTACAAAGTTTGACTGAGTGCTTTTTATTATATTAAACTTATTAATAGGTTTAATATTAAAAGTATTATGTATTGTCCATAATTTATAGGTTATCGATTTTTTTAATTTATTTAACATTACAGATAATAAATATAATTATATTATTTTTTAAATATAAAAGCTAACATAATTAATAATATCAAATTTTATTTTTATATATTTATATAATATAAAATGTATAAAAAAATAATTAATCCAATAAATGGAAAAAAGGTTAATATACATAGTAAATTGGGTAAACAAATATTATATAATTATATTATTAAAGTAGGAGGAGCTACTGCTTCTAATACAGGAGCTACTACGGCTAAGAGAGGAGCTACTACGGCTAAGAGAGGAGCTACAACTGCCATGAAAGGAGCTACAACTGCTAAAAGAGAAGCTACAACTTCTAAAACAGAATTAAGTAAATTGTCAGATGATGAAATAGGTAGTTTATGTAATAAATATATTAAAAATGAGTCCAAATATGATATTAAAAATAATGATAGAACGATTGTTATAGGAGATATACATGGTGATATCCAGGCATTAATATATTGTTTGAGAAATTGTGCTAATGTAATAAATAAAGATAATAATTGGATAGGGGATGATACAAGAGTCGTATTATGCGGCGATATGATAGATAGAAATAGAAGATCACGTATAGGGACCGGGGGGACATGGGTGACTAACAATACAATAACGGACGATAATGGAAAAGGTATAGGAGAAATAGCAGATGAAGAAATAAAAATACAACGGCTATTAAATAAATTATCATTACAGTCAAATATGAGCGGTGGTAAAATAATCAAATTGTTAGGTAATCATGAAATTGAACATTTAAATTGTAAATGGAATGAGCCTGGATGCAACACATTTTCATCAAATTATAGTACAAATTTTGGCTTAAGAAATGAAAATGGTAGTGATAGAACTGTAGATAATAAATTAAGTTTTATTAATCCAAACTATTCAAACCAAGACCCAGGCGGAAGAATGATGGTGTCTAGTGTTTTAAATAATACTGCTAAAAACCGGTTAATCAATTATGCTCCCGGTGGACCAAGTTCTAAATTATTATTAAATTGTGGTGGTAGAATTATAGTACAAATAGGCGATTGGATATTTGTACATGGTGGTGTATTACCACAAATAGTTAGAAATATATATGGACTTATGGGAGTAGATATAACTGTTTCTAATAGTAGTGAAATATTTTTAGACAAAGCCAATGAATTATTAATTAAAAAATATAATAATAAATTAACAAGAGACGATATAAAATTATGGACTCAAATTATTAATCAACCAAATGGTATAGTTTGGAATCGCACATATGGTAGAGATTTTAAAGATACTCAATGTGATATTATACTTCCAACATTATTTCAGTTATTAGGTTTTAAAAATTCTATTAAAAATGGAAGAATTGTAGTTGCTCACTGTACTCAAAAAGATAATGGATTATTTGATACAGGAAATGTATTTATATTACGTAAAAGTAGTGAAACCAAAACTGCTGATGTATTTGGACCAGCAAATGCAAAACACGATTTAAGATGTAATTATGTTAAAATATGTGACCCCACATGGACTGGTCCGTCATCTAAATGTCCTGAAATTAGTCAATTAAATCATAAATGTCCTAAAACAAGTGGAATTAATTATCAATGTCCAGATAAAAATGGTTTAGGTAGAGTTTGGAGAGTAGATGTTGGTATGTCAAGAGCTTTTGATTTAATGCAGGAAATAGATTTTTCTAGAAAAAAAGGATTTTTACAAGATTATTGGAATTCTAGAAAACCACAAGTTATGGAAATAACGCATTATAATGATAAATCGGATGTGGTTAAAGTTTTAAGATCTAAAGATTCATTGCCCAGAAATGAAACTATTATGGATAATTATTTAAAAGCAACATATGGAGGTAAATACTACGGCGTTGATCCTCATATAACATGGAAAGATTTAAAACCTACAAAATATGCACCAGCAGTAGCTGGGACAGTAGCTGGTGCATTAGAACCCGACATTAAAAAAGTGCCTAAAACGTCTTCAACAACATATGCACCAGCAGTAGCTGTTCCATTAAAACCCGACATTAAAAAAGTGCCTAAAACATCTTCAACAACATGTGCAAATTGTATAATGATGGGAGGTGAATTATATTAATTAATATAATAGTAATAAAAATAATATCTCATTATAAATATAATGAATTATAAATTATTAAGTTCAAGTTTGTCAATTGTTCTAGCTATATTTCTAATAGGACACAATTCGTTAAGTTTTAATCCAATACGTTTTCATTGTCCTAATTATATATTAAATTCTTATTTATATTTATTCTTATCAATAGCCATACTCGCCAGTTCAATTTTAAGTATTGAAAGTCAAGATGTTAATATAAATAAGTTATTTGCTGGAAATTCAAAATATTTATTACTTATTTTATCATTAATGATTATATTTGGTCTTGTTTCGATGTCTCCTAAATATTTTTTAACTAAACATATATTATGGATAATGTTTATAATACTTTTAGGAGTATTTTTATATCCAATTTATAAAGAAAAAAGATCTATATTTTACCAAGCGGGTTTAACAACCGTAGCTATAATAACAGCATTATCATTTTTAGCCTTTATGAAACCAGATTTAATTAAGGATTCATGGTTTATGCCATTATTTATAGGTTTAATTGCCCTTATAGTATCGCAAATTTCAGAAAGATTACTTGCTAATTGGGGAATTATTCATGCAACTAAATATAATAAATTATTTTCATACATAGCAATCGGTTTATTTTCACTTTGGACATTATTTGATACTAAACAAATTATTAAAAATGCGGAAAACTGTGTGAATCCTGATTATATCAATCAATCTCTTGATGTACTATTAGATTCTCTAAATATATTTACAGGAATTGTAAATATTAGTGAATAGAATATTATTATCCACTAATTATTCAAGAATGTCCTAATTGTTCAGTTCTTAAATAATTAGGACATTCTTGAATAATTAAATTTCAATAACAATTAAATTTCAACAATTAAATTTCAATAACAATTAAATTTCAATAACAATTAAATTTCAATAACAAAATTAGGAGAATCACATTTGATTTTGTTATTATATACAATTGAACCATCATTTTTAATATTAAATACTACTACATTGTCCGAATCTTGATTAGCTACATATAATTCACTACCAGTATTATTTATACTAAAATGTCTAGGAGTTTTTCCTAATGTTTTATATATATTAATAAGACTTAAAGTATAATTTTCATTTATTTTAAAAACAGCTATACTATCATGTCCCCTATTTGAAGCATAAATAAAATTCTTATTTGGATGGATTTGCAATGAACCACATGTGTTTTTATCTGAAAAATTAGTGGGGATGGTTTTTATATTTTGTATAATTATTTTAGGAACAGTATCTAATTCAATAATATCAATACTGGAACTTAATTCATTTATAACATATAAATAGTTATTTTTAATAATACTATATCTTGGACCACTTCCTTTTTTTAGTTGAAAAAAATTATTAAATATAAGATTCCCATCCTTATATTTAAATATATCTATTTTATCTGTACCTAAATCTGGAACAAAAAGTTTATCTTTATAAAAAACACAAGAATGATGATGAGATGTATTTTGTCTATTTTCAAGATGATCGCCTATAACATTAATATTATTGGGTATTCGTGGTCTTATAGCTTGAATAGCATCTTCAATTATATAATTTTTAATCGGATGAACAGTTATGGATGAATCCCAATAATTTATATTTATAATATGTTTAATATTAATATCAAAGCATAAATAACAACTTGATTTTCCCAACGAAGATATACTATTAATTATTTTTAACTTGTCATTTTCAATACAATATGTACTAATTGAACCATTAAAAATACTTTCATTGCATACATAATAGTAGTTTTGAAAAGGGTGTTTTAAAATAAATGATGGATTTTTAATACCAGGAAACTTATATTTATTAGAAATATTAGAAATATAAGTTATATGGTTTTTAGCTTCAGTGCCTTTAGGCTTATGGGCCAATAAACTAAAATTATCATAAGATGTAATTAAAATATTAGACATTATAATTTATACTTATATTATTTAGTATAAATTACAAATTAAATTATAAAATAAAATAATAGCCATTTAAATT